TCCTCGGCGGTCGCCACGACTCACGCCTTCAGCGTGGTGACGATGACGATGCCCGCGGCTCCCGCCCCGCCCGCTACGGTTCCCAGCGAAGGGCCGTTGGAAGCGCCCGATGCGCCACCGCCGTACAAGTTCCCGGCGATACCTGCCGTCTGGCTGACCGAGATACCGCTTGTCCGTTGCATCGAGCTCAGGTGTGACCCGCCTCCGTTGTTGAGCTTGACGGGGAATCCGCTCATGGTCTGGGAGCACGCTCCGTCGTCGCCAGGGATGCGGACGTGGCCGCCGGTGCCACCCGTGCCGCCGTCCGCGCCAGCGAGACTGACGCTGGAACCGGAAGATGCAGTCCCCGCCTGGCTGCCGCCGCCACCAGTGCAGGTGATGTGCGCGCCGAACGACGAGTTGCCGCCGTTGCCGCCTGCGTTCGCCCCCGCCGAGCCTGCGCTACCGCCAGCGCCGACGGTGACAGCCTCGGTGGCGCCGAGCGCGGACGCGGCGAACCAGCCCCGCGCGTACTCGCCCCCCGCGCCACCTGGTGATGCCGCAGCCTGCCCTGCAGCCGTGGACGGGCAGCCACCAGACCCGCCGCCGCCCGCCTGCACCTCGACAATGACGAGACGGGCCCCGGCCGGCTTCGTCCAGGTGCCGGAAGCGGTGAACGTCTGCACGTCGACGCTGCCCGGCAGGAGACCGTCGACGTCCGTTGCAAGGTTCTGCAGGTGCTCCCACAGGCGGGCGTTGTCTGTGGACTCCGGGTACCGAATCCCTTTGGAGGTTTGCTGGGTCACGAGGTGCGCCTCCAATAGATCGTCAAGGTCCAGGCAGAAGACGACGAGCCGCGCCCGGCAAATCGGATGTACGGCGAGTCGGAGTTGATGTGAATGGCGATGCCGCCGCGGGTGCCGTTGACGATCGCCTGAGCCCAGCTGTCAGGAATCGTGAAGGTGTCGGCCTCGTCGACCTTCAGGCTCGGGCCGGACGTGGATTCATTGAGGGTTGGTGCACCGCTCGGCCGGGTCGATTGGCTGACGAGTCGGAGTGTGGCGGTGCGGGCGGCAAAATCGCCGGCCGACAGCCGCTTCACGCGGATCGTCGCCTTGGTGACCGTCGCCCCAGACAGGGATCGTGGTTTGCTGCCGTAGAAGGCACAGCCGGTGTTCCGCCCATAGCCTGAGCCTGCGTACCGGCCTTGGAAGGTGTCGGCTGAGTTCGTCGAGCCGATGTCCGTCCGCCATTTCCCGTCGCGGTAGGAGGCGGTAGCGACCGGCGTGCAGGTGAGAGTGCCTGTTGTCGTCACCGGCTTCGGGACCGGCGCAGCATCCCCTGTGTCCGGCGGGTTTTCCTCCGGTGCGGGCGCGGGCGGGGGCACGGCTGGTGCGGCGGCCACGATGTCGGTTGCGACGTAGGTTGAGCCCACCCGGTGGATGAGTAGGGTGTCACCGACGGCGATGGTGAGCCCGCTGACGGTGCGCACGGTGGTTTGGATGCCGCCGACGGTTGCCGTGCAGGCGCCGCTGGTCACCGCCGAGTTGGCGTATCCGATGAGAGGGCCGCTGCGGGCGAGGGAGGCTTTGAGGTCGCGCAGGTCAGGCATCGATCGTCCTCACCGTGAGTGTCATTGTGTCCGGCGAGTACGGCAGCGACTGTTTTTCGATCACGCACGGCTGCGCGGTCAGGCCGGCCCCGGTCACGGAGATGACGTCGCCCGGTACGAGGCCTGGGTGGGGCACCATCGTGACCGTGAGCATGCGGGACGCGGTCCTCCGCAGCCTGGACAGCGTGGTCTGTGCGGCCGTGCGGCACTGGGCGACCGTCGTCAGCAGCGGCGAAGAAAAGAAGTAGGGCACGGGCAGCGGCGAGAACGGGCCGTCGGCGCGCAGCGGGGATGATCCGGATCGGTCGTAGGCCACGCCCTGCACCTGGTTACCGTCCGAGTCCTCGCCACGGGCCACGACGACGGTGAACGCACCATCTCGGCTGCTCGCCGCCTGCCAACGCGCCACCGTGCCGCCAACACCATCCGTGACGGACAGCACCGGGGTGCCTGTGTCGACGAGGGGTTCGATGCGGAGGAATCCATCCTCCGTGACCCGTGGCACCGCAGGCCAGGCGTCCAGAACTTCGTTGAGGGCGGCCATGCGGTCTTCGTCCCACTGCATGCCGACCGGCACAGACCGGTCGACGAGGCTTCCGTCGACCTCAATGGTCAGTGCGGGCTCGACCAGAGAGCGGGCCGTGGAAACGAGCGTTCCGGAAGGCTGGAACGGGGCGACGAACCGTGCTTCCTCAATGAGGCTGAGCAGCCCCTCAGCCTGCACGCTGACCGTGTCACCGTCCGTTTCGGCGGCGGTGATGAGAAACCAGCCGCGGCTAATCCACTCTGTGCTGCCGCCGACGTCGATGCCGTAGGAGATCCGCAGTTGCTGCCCGTAGGCGGCGAGCGGATGGGCCGGGTCGATGGGGTCCCAGTCGACCCCGCGGTCCCTGCGCGGCACGGTGAGTGTGGTTCGTTCGGGCACGGTGAGGGATCGGTCACGGTCCTCGCCTCCGCCGGCGATGGGGATGTCGTCGGCGAGCAGCTCGCCGGCCCGCCACGACTCGGCGCGGACGACCATGGTGTGGCTGCGCTGCACGACGGCGAGCGCTGCAGCGGACATTTCCAGCACGATTCACGCCCCGAAGTCGCGCATCGCCAGCGCAAGCAGCGTGGCGTTCTCGGCAGACAGGTCAGCGAGCGTCGTGTAGTTGTCAGCGACGTCCTGCAGGGTGAATCCGGCCGCCTCCAGGATCGACGGCCACGCCTCCGTCTCGACAACATCCAACGTCCATCGGCGTACCGCGTCGTACCAGTTGCGGTCCTCGCTGTCGGACAGCACCACCAAGTAGCCGTCGACGCCTGCCATGGTCGCCTGCTTGCGGATGAGGACAACGCCCTCGGTGGCGGAGCCGAGTACCTCGTCAAGGGCGTCACCCTGCTCGGCATCCGCGGTCCGAACCAGGATCGTCGCCGAAGCGCTCGAGCGCGGTCTGCTGACGACGACGATCCGTCCGCCGACGTTGAACTGGGTGGCGTCCCGGTCTCTCTTCTTGTCCGGCCATGAGGCGATCGTGACGACCGCCCCGAGGCCGCGGATGGCGTCGGAGATGACGTCGCCGGTCACGGTGGACGTGATCGTGCTCGCAGTGGTGACCGTCCACACGTTGCCGTTGACGTCCTCCAGCTCAGCCGAGTAGGAGACAGCGACACCGAACGGCTGCTCGCCGTCCACGCGCAACAGCGCATCCTGGCCGGTCACATCGACCTCATCGGCTGCCCGTACTGCGACGCGGGCACTGCCCACGACCCGGTAAACCGTCGCGGCGACGATGTTCTCGACCGCCATGCCCGTGACGCTGACGAGGTTGCGGGGAGGAGATGCGGTCTGCGCCGATGCGGTGATCGCCGCCGAGGCCTCCCGGATCCGCAGCACACTGGCCACGCCGGTTGCCACGGCGGCCAGCGTCGCCGAGATCGTGGGGGCTTGCGTGCCGCTGCCGGACGACACACTGCAGGTGGCCGCCACGAGGCGGGCGTCATGCCCGTCCGTGACGGCGTCGTCGGCCTGTTCGGTGACCGCGCCGAAGGTGATTCCGGTGGCGGCGATCGCCTCGGCGGTCATGGACGCTGTGGATACGCACACCGCGTAGCCGAGGATCGCGAAGTCGTTTGCTGCCCACGTGAGTGCGTCTGTGCCGACGGCGGAGAACCCGGTGCCCGACGATGTGTCCTCGCCGCTGCTGACAGCCCACCGCCAACCCGTGCCAGCGCTTCGGTTCAGGACAGTAATACGGCCGGCGATCAGTGACCCCGTGGAGCCTGACGGGATCTGCGTGGCCGGCGCTGCGTCCGACCCGATCAGCACCCGAGTGAACCAGGTCAGCCGCCGCGGGCCTGCCGCAGCGCCGAACGTGCCGCCGCCACCCGAGAAGGACCCGGCGAGGTTCCAGCCGGACGGCGTGGTGGGAATCGAATCGTCGGTGTGTCCGGACACAACCTGGAGGACGGCGAGCCGCCCCGCGGTGGCCCCCGCCGGATAGGCGGGGGTGATGGTGTCGGCGTGGGTGGCAAGGGCACCGATGCCGATGAACGTGATGGCCACTCAGCGCCTCCCCACCTTTGCCCGGTACGCCGTCCGTTGTTCGCTGTCGCGGATGAGGGGGCGGGTCTCGACGCGGACGATGTCGCGGATCTCTTGGTCGCCGATGAACACGCGGACCTCGGTCCCGCCTGCCCCTGTCATGGCGCCAGCGGGCGGGCTGCCCCAGGCGGCACTGATCGCGGCAGCGGACATGCGATGGCCTGCGGCCTGCACGTCGGCACGAGACCGATCCATTCCCTGGACGAGGCCGGCGCCGAGTTGCTTGCCGACCTGGTCTCGCATGACCTGCGACGGAGACTTGATTTTCAGGGCACGCTTGATCGCTTTGACGAGGCTCTCGCCGAGCTTCGTCATCTGCTTCTGCAGAGCCTTCTCCTCGGAGATCAGCCCGGCGAGGAAGCCTTTGGAAGCGTTCTTGCCGCTGTCGAACATGGCATCCGCAGTGAGGCGTCCGACGCTCGTGGCCAGCCCGGCGCCCTTCTTTGCAAGGGCGTTGAGCTCCTTGAACTCGGAACTGGATGCGGTCATCAGCCGTTCGGCGAGGTCGCTGCCTGGGCCCTCCTCGATGACCTGCCGCAGCAGATCCTTGTGGAGTCCGCGCTGCCGCAGAAAGGCGATGTCCTTCTGGAAGTCCGCGACCTCGGTCTGCTGCTTCTTCAGGTCGGCGATCAGCGAGCGGGCGTTCTTGCCCTCGCCGAGCTGCATGAACTCCTTGCTGCTGCTCGTCTGGTCCTTGGCGAACTGGCGGGCTTCGGCGATCCGCTCACGGATCTTGTCGCGCCGGTTGGCGAGGTCTTGGAGCTTGCGGCTCGTGCGGTCGACCTGTCCGGCCAGCCGCCACCCGGACTTTCCCAGCTTCTTCAGGTCCGTGGCCAGGGCTTTGGATGCCGACTTGATCTCGGAAGCGGACTTGGTGAGGGACCGGGTGAAGTCACCCAGATCGCCTGGGACTTCACGGCGGGCGTTGATGACGGACTGGGGTGTGGTCTTCTTCTTGATGGTGCCGCCCTTGGCGTAGCCGACGATGCCGCCGTCCGCGAACATCGGCATGCGGGTGCCCAGTCGGCCCCAGTCGTTCAGGGCGCCGATGAAGCCGGCCGGTCCGAGCCCGGTTCGCTGCCCGCCCTTGCGGACGGTCTCCGGCACGAGGACGCCTTCGCCCTTGGAGGCCAGGATCAGTTGATCGTCGACACGCGGCGCGTAGCCGGGTATGTACAGGCCGTCCGCCGCGTGGCCGACAATGCCGCCATACGACATGCGCCCGGCCGAGGCCAGCGGCGGCTTCACACCGTAGGTCTCGTAGTAGGTGGCGATGGTGATGTTCTTGTTCCTCAGGGCGTTGATGGCCGCGCCGAGGGTGTTCACGTTCGCCGTCTGCGACCCGGTTGGCACCGTGATGACGATCGTCTTGCCCTTGGTGCGCTTCACCTTGAAGCCGAGGGCTTCGAGGTTCCGCTCCCCCTCCTTGGTGAGGGCGTCAACGGTGATCGTCTTGCCCTTGGTCTTCTTGACCTTGCCCTGCACCGTCTCCAGGTCCCGCATGGCGCCAGCGATCTCTGCGGCGACCTGCGTCTCGGTCTTCGCTGGCAGTTGCGCGTAGGTACCGATCAAGTCCTTGATCTGCTTGTCGGTGAACCCGGCCTGCTGCATCGTCCGCTTCAGGGCGGCAATGCTCGTCTCCAGGACCGCGTTGCCGGCCTCGACGCTCCCCTTTTGGTCGGCGACCGACTGCGCGTACTCCTGGGCCGCCTGCGCCGAGTCCAAGAACGCGGTCTTGACCGCACGCCCCTTCTCCGACGTGACGTCCAGGCTCGTGCCGTTCTCGGCGACGGCCGCAGACAGGTCGTCCAGCGACTGCTCAAAGCCGATCTGCCCCTCGGCCGCCGCGATGGCAATGCCGTTCAATGTGTTGAGGGCGTCGGCGAGTTTCTCCGCCTCGGACCGCTGGTCGGCCATCTCGTCGGCGGTCATGCCGGTGGAGTCACCGAGCGCCTTCTGTGCCTCGGCGGTGAGTTGCGCCGTCTGGTTCGTGGTCGCCAACGCCGACGCATAGCTGGGCAGAAGAGTAAGGAACTTCTCCGTCGACGTCCCGTTCTCCTCAGCGGCCTTGGCGAGCGCCTTGAACGTCTCCTGCGCCTCCTCCGCCTTGCCCGAGGTCACCAGCTTCGTAAGCGCCTGGTCGACCGACTCGAGGTCGGCGCGCGCCCGGTCGAGGTCGGTGTTGCTGAACGGGTCGAACGTGGAGAAGAAGTCCTTCGTCCGCTTCAGCAGCGTCGGATGGGCGATCCGGGCCACAGCCTCGCCGAGTTCGTCGAGATCCTTCCCGAACGCCTTGGTCAACTCGCCCTTGGCTTTGCCTGTCTCGGCGAGGTCTTCCATGCTCTTGGCGAGCGCGTCGACTTTGGGCGGGGCCTCGACGAACGCATCGGCCATCTTGCTGACGCCGTAGGCGACGGCCGTGAACACGGCAAGTACAGCGCCGGCCGCGCCGAGGCCGAGGAGCGCCCCACGGGTGGCCGCCGCGGTGATGCCGAGGGCCTGGAGTTCCCGCTTCACCAGCATGATTCGCGGCAGCAGGAGCAGCATGGAGGCCGCGGCGAGGCCGACAGCGCCTGCGACGCCGGTCATGAGGCCGATCGTCGCCTGCAACTCGGGTGGCAGGCTGTTGTACGCGTTCACGACGCGGGTGATCCACTGCACCATGTCCCGCAGCGCAGCGTTGCCCGCCGAGCCGCTCTCGATGAGGGCGGACTCGAGGGCGGCCTTCAGCAACTTGAAGTCGCCGATGAGGTTGTCCATGCGCGTCATGGCCACGGCCTGCGCGTAGCCCTGATCGTTCACAGCGTTGGTGTAGGTCTTCACACCTTCCGCGCCGTGCTTGTAGATGATGTTCGCGGCGCGCACTGCGTCCGACCCGAAGATCACGCCCATCGCGGCGTTCCTGGCCTCGGGCGTGAGATTCGTGAACGCGTCCTTCATACGCCGGGACATCTCTTCGAGCCCGACGAACTGCCCGTTGGCGTCGTAGGCGGAGAAGCCCAACCGGTCCATGGTCGCCTGGGCTTCCTTGGACTGCGGTGTGAGCCGCTGCAGCATCACCTTGAAGCTGGTGCCGGCGTCCGAGCCCTTGAGGCCCTCGGCGGCGAACAAGGTCAGCGCACCGACCGTGTCCTCCAGAGACAGCCCGGTCTGGGAGGCGACCTGACCGGCCATGCGGAGGCTGAGCCCCATCTGGTGCACGTCGGTCGTGCTTTTATTTGCCGCCGCGGCAAGCACGTCGGCGACGTGCCCGACGTCCCGACCCTTCAGCCCGAACACCGTCATCGCGTTCGCGGCGATCTCCGCGCCCTCAGCAACATTGATCTCTGCCGCGGCGGCCAGGTTGAGGGCACCTTTAAGCGCACCGCCCGCGATGTCCGCGACGGACACGCCGGCCTTGGCGAGCTCGTGCTCGGCCTCCGCCGCCTGCACCGCGGAGAACGCGGTCGTGCGGCCCGCCTCTAGGGCCGCCGACCGCAGCTTCGCCATCTCCGCGCCGGACGCCTGCGAGACGGCCTTGACGTTCGACATGGCCTTCTCGAACCGCGCCGAGGCGGCCACCGCGAACCCGAACGCAGCCACGAGCCCCAAGCTCGCGCCCTGCACCATCTTCAGGGCGTTCTTCTGGTTCTCCCCAACCTGGGTCAGGGTGCGCCCGGCGTTCCGCATCGACGTGCGGATGTTCGCGGCCGTCAGCCGCGTGGTGCGGGAGGCGTCGTTCATGCGCGCCCGGAACGCCGCAATGTCCGCGGTGAGGATGACGGAGACGGTACGAACCGCCACGGCTCACCCCCTGGTCAAGTTGACGTGCAGGCCGCGCATATCGCCGCCGCCGGTCTCGAACTGGCCCACGGTGCGGGCAGCTGTGTGGCAGGCGTGGCAGCGCACCAGGTGCGCCTCCCACTGGCCCTCGCTCTTCGCGTCGGTGGCGTCGCTCCAGGGCTGGCGGCAGTCCGGGCACACATCGGCCTCGACGTGCGCGAGGGCCAGCGCCCACTCCCGGTCCTCATCAGTCCACAGCGGCTCGCCGGGCTGCGGCCAAGGACGGCCCAGGAAGATCGACCGAGGCACGCCCCACGCCCGGGCAGTCTCTACTTCCCTTCGGTGCGGGAGGCGAGGATCGCGGAGGCGTGCAACGCGAAAGGGACGCTCGTTGCCTCCCCGTTCACCGTCCACGCCGCTTGGATCAGCTCCTGCCGCTGCCCCATGTTGATCTGCTCAAACAGGGCTGCCACGTCCTCCGGCGTCATCACCGGGTCGACAGCGGACGCGGCCACGAGCGCCGGGGCGAGGGACTCGTCGTCCCACGCCTCCTCTTCCTTCTCGCTCGGATGCTGCGCGACGAGGTCACTCCACGCCTTCGCACCGAGGGCGCGGAACGTGAACGCGACCTCGGCCTCGCGCATCCGCTCCCGGGCAGCGGCGATCTCCTCGGCGATCTCGATACCCGGGTGGGCCTCGGCGATCGACTGCTGCACCCACGACTGGGTCGCCGCGAGCTCCGCCTCCAGCCGCTCCACCTCGGCCGCCACATCACCGGCAAGGCAGATACGGATCGTGTGCTCCCGCGGGCGCGCCTTCGCGAGGATGTCCTTGATATCGGGCATCAGGCCACCGTCGCGCTGGTGTTCGGCTCATCCCGAAGCTTCATCGAACTCGTGAACTTGGCGACCTCGTTCGGGGCCGGCGGGATGCTGTTCCTCTCGCCGCACTCGACCGGGTAGACCTCGCACTTCTGCGTGGCAGCCCAGGCCGTCGTGTAGGCGAGGACGCGCCGCACGACGAGGTAGCCGAGGGTCTGGTAGGTGAGCGTCGTCCACGGCAGGTCGTCGCCAGCGCTGTCGCCCCGCTTGAACGTCACCTCGGGGCTGAAGCTGCGGCGGCCAGCCCGGTTGGTGGTGAACGTCGACGCCAGGCTGGAGTTGTCGACGTCGGCGGTCTCCGCCGGGATGTTCAGACCGTCCGGGGTGATGCGGGCCGTGAAGTCCAGCCCGGCGTTCAACTCGGCGACCGTCGGCGCCGCGATGTTCGCGATGGTGGTCACCCAGTAGACCCGGGTCTTGCCGTCGTTGATCACGTCGGACATGACGTGCGCTCCTTTCGGGGCATGAAAAAAGCCCCGACACGGCGGGGCGAGCTGGGCTTACGGGGCGGGGGTCAGATACGCAGGGCGGCCACGGTCACGCTAGTCACGCCCGAATAGGAGACGGAGGCGAGACCAGAGTCAGACGGATCCGCGAACGGCGTGGCGGGAATAGGGATCATCTGCTCCCCGGACGCACCGACCGTCACCGTCAGATCGGGATTGGCCACAGCGGCGTAGAAATTTCCGGGCGTCGCCACGGTCACGGTGATGCCGCTGCCGCCGCCGTTGATGACATGCAGGAATGTCGTCGGACCCGGCGTGACCTTGTCCCCGCCGCCGGAGGCGGCGGCGTAAGTCGGGTCGAGCCCGGCGGCAACGATGGTTTGAGTGCTGAGAGTGGCCACGGAGCTCCTCCTAGGACGTGGACTTGAGGTGGTACTGGATCGGCACGTAGAACAGCGGCGGGGACACGTCGTCGTCGCGCAGCACCGGAGGACCGCCGAGCTCCTCCGGCCGCCACACCTGCCGCCCGGCGACCGTGACCGGGGTGTGCAACGCCGTGCGGACCTTGTCGGCCAGCCACAGGCACTGCTCCTCCGCCGGGCCCACACACGTCACCTGGAACACGCCATCCCAGTCCGTGCGACGGTCCGCCAGCGACTCAGACACCGACTGGCCCGGCGCGAAATACAGAACGACATACCTGCGCGACGACGGCACAGGATCGGGGGCCCCGCCAAGCCCCACCGTCAACTGAGCGGCCTCCAACGCCGCCTTGACCGCGTCACGATGCGGGAGAACGGCGGCCGGGGTACTCACCCGCGGCCCAACTGGGCGGCAATCGCCGCCACATGCAGCGTGAACGCCGGCGCCTCAGCAGCCAGCGCCCGCGCCCCATCCATGTGCGGCGGGTTGTTCACCGACCCGAACTCCAGCAGGTTCCCGAGCGGGCCCTGCGGACGGCCCTTGTCCGGGCCGATCTCCGCCGACGCGCCCGTCGGATGCGGGCGCATGTCATAGCTGATCGACGACGGGTACAGGCGAGCATGCCGGCCCGCCGTGGCCGTGGCGTTGGCCCGCCACCCGTTCTTCACGTTCAACGCCCCGCGGCTGACCACGGCGACCGCCTGCACCTGCGCGCGGCCCGCGTTGAAACGGAACACGGCAGCGAGGCCGTCCAGCTGCCTGGTGTTCGCGTTGATCGTCATGACCGGTCCTCCGCAATGATCCGCCACGCCGTGGCTGTGCCCGAGTACTGCACTCCCGTCACCCACAGGCGCACACCCACCAGCCGCGCATCCGGCGATGCGGTCACGTGCACCACATCACCCGGCGCCGGCCGCTCCCCCGACGTGGGCAGAGCGGTCGAGAACGGCAGTGACACCTTGTACTGGCGCAGCGTGACTTCCTGCTCGCCCGCCTGCACCTCCGAGTCGGCGAGCTGCTCCGCCTTCACCCGCGCCTTTCCGCTGTAGAAGTTGACCGCGGGCTGCCCGGGCGTCGTCTGGCCGTTGGTCCGGTCGAAGATGTCCGGGCCCGGTCGGTACAGGGTGACCGTGTCCCGCATCAGCGCCTCAGCCTCACGGCGTCCAGCCGCCAGCGCGGCCTCAAGCGCAGTCACGACGTCCTCACCGAGAACGCGCCACTGCGTTTGTAGGGGCGCAGATCGTTCTTGTGGTCCCTCGTCAGCCGGGCCCCGCCGATCGTCTCCGACGCGAACGTCCGCGAGTAGTCGTCGATCGCGACACTGCGGAGGTTCTCCGGATTGGCGAGGTTCATCTTCGCCAGATCAGCGACGATCTCGACAACATCGTCAGGGATCTCCAGGTAGCCGTGGCTCTGGATGAGGCGCACCTTCGGAGCCCACACACCCTGCTGCTGCCGCCACGGCCATCCCATCGTCCGCGTCGGCGCATGCCACGGGTAGCCGCGGGTCAGCTCGTTGCCGAGCCGCGTGAAGTCCGTGTTCTCCGTCAGCGTCGTCTCGACACTGCCCGGCACCTCGATCTCCACCACGGTCAGCGGGTGCGTGGCATCGACGACGAGCGGGCGCTGCGGCACCACAAGGACCCGTTCGCCGCCAGGCACTTCGATGGTGTCGTTGGCGACGAAGCTGATGTCCTGTCCGGTGTAGCGGCGCACCCGGGCCGACGCCCAGCGCAGCGCCAACGCCACATCCGCAGCCGACGCAGAATCCGCCGCACTGCCAAGGTCGGCCGCCGTCGCCAGCGGGGGAAGAGCCACGGCAGCCTCCCCTCAGTCCTCGGCGAGCTTCTTGAGCTGCTTCACCAGTGTCGACCGCGGCTTGTCCGCGGCCTCTTCCGCGGCCAGCGCCTCGGCGGCACGTTCCTGGTCCTCGCCGACCCAGGCCAGTACCTCGGTAGCCGTGGAAGCGTCAGCCAGGGAAGCGGGCGGCTCCTTCGAGCCGTCGCCTCCCCCGCCCTCCTCCGGATCGGCGTCGAGGCGGGTCACCTTCTTCGGCGCCCGCTCCAGCAGCAGGGCCGCCAGCTCACCGGATACTTCCTGGCCTGCGGCGAGCCGCACGGGCACGTGGCCCTGGAACAGCTTGATGTTCTCGTCAACGCGAACGCGCACGAGACCCTCCTTCCAGAGGCCCCGCCCAGGCCTGCCGGGCGGGGCGTGCGGTCAGTTCGCGGAGTGCTCCAGCAGCACGGCCCGCTTGAACAGGGCCGAGTCGCCGTTTGCCAGCGAGTCCGAGGGGACGCCGTAGTCGCCGACCCACGACCAGGTCGTGGACACGTTCTGCTGATAGCGGTCCTGCGGCGGACGCACGATCCGAGCCACGTCGACACCCGGCGCGACGTTGATCATGGTGATCTCGGGGACGTCCGAAACGCCGGTCTCCCGCAGCAGACCTGCCGGGTTCTCGAACGGCGCCGCGATCAGCGCGCCCGCACCCACCACGATCGGCCGGTGCACCGTCGTGGTCAGGTCCTCGTACCCGGTGGTCGCAGTGGTCAGGTATGGCACGACCTCGTTGCGCACCCACACGATGCCGCCGAACACGCCGATCGCCAGATCCCGGTACGTCGACGAGTCCGCTCGCCCCTGGTACAGGTTCTGGAACTCGGTGTCCTCGAACAGCTGCGACTCCGTCACGCTGTCGATGTGGGCGATGTAGTTGCCGCCCTCGGCCGGAGGCACGAACATGCGCCGCAGCCGCGCTACGGCAGCCCGGAAGTGCGCGAAGGTGATCAGGTCGCCTGCGCTCAGGTCGAACGCCGAGTCGTTCGATGTGCCCGCGCGCACCGAGTACGGGGCCTGCGAAGACACCACCGAGTCGCCTACGACGTCGACGCGCGCCGTGCCCAGGGTCAGGGTGCCTGTACCCGTGTCGACGCCGGTGACGGTGTTGGCGACGCCCTCGATGGTGATGTCCAGCGCGTTCGACGCGGACACGGCGGTCGGGACGCCGTTCACCAGCTTGTGGGTGAAGCCGTCGGTGGACGCGACCACAATCGACGTGTCCGAGGTGCCCGCAGTGCGGCAGTAGGTGCGCCCGCCCGCGTAGCCCTTGTAAAGCTTGTTCCGGGCGAGCTGGTTGATGGTCTGCCCGGCGTGAATGCCGAGCCGGGACACGTCGTTGAGGTACTTCGACGCCTGCGTCATCGACGACTGCAGCAGGTCTGTGTCGATGGACTTGCCGTACTGGTCCATCGTCACGGTCCACTGCTCGATGCTGTACGAGCCCGTGGAAGCGTCCGAACCGGTCGTCGGGGTGGGGTCCGGGGTCATGAGCCCGTTCCGGGTCATGATCTTCGTGTCGCCCTTGGCTCCCTGCCACGGCTCGATGTCCGCGATCTGCGGGAACAGCAGCTCCGGCATCAGCGACTCGCGGAACATGCCGTCGAGCAGGCCGTTCTGCATGATGGCGCGGATCGCGGCCGGCAGGGTGGACCGGACGTCGTGCCGGTCGAGCCGGAACCACGACCGGCGGGCGGTCAGGGTGGTCATGAGTTCTCCTCGGTTGTGATCTCGACGGACACGAGGTCCGGGAACTGCAGGGCGTACTGCTCCAGCCCCAGCAGCGCGGTTTGGGTGATCGCCGTGATGGCGGCGCAGACCCGCCCGTCTTCGACATGGCCCTCGTGGCCGTCGACCTCGATCGAGGTCCGGCCGGCGCCCAGCCGGGCACGGATACGGATCATCAGCGCAGGCGGACCCCCAGCTCGGCCGCCGCCTTCTGAATGTCCGCGCGGGACGCGTTGCGGTAGTCGACCGGCGCCGGCTCCTTGCGCGGCCCCTGTGACGGATCCGGCTTCGGTGCCTTCGGAGCCTCCGGGGCGGGAGCCTGCCTCTTCAAATGCGGCTTCCGCTCCAGGAGATCGGACAGATCCGAGACGATCGCCTCAGTGTCGATCTCCCCAGAGTCGTTGGCGTACTGGGCGAACTTGCCGTTGAGGTGCGCGAGCGCGTCATCCGGGTCGGCGAACTCGCTGGCCGCAGCCTTCACTTCAGCCCGCACAGCGCGAGCCGTCGCCGCCTCGGCGCGCTTCGCAGCGGCCTCCGCACGGCTGGTGGCCTTCTCCAGTTCGGACTTGTCGCGGTCCTCGAACTCGGCCACCTTGCGGGCCAGTTCGTCGGCGCGCTTCTTCTCCTCGGCCGCCGCCCTCTTCGCCGCCGCCCGCTCGGCCTTCATCTTGTCCAGCGCCTTCTTCCCGGCGTCGCCGAGCTTGTCGGCGCCCTCGGGATCGGGCTCCGGATCGCCCTCCGGCGTCGGCTCCGGGTCTTCCGGTGCCGGGTCGGTGGGTTCGGGGTCGTCGTGACGGTTCAGCCGGAACCAGCCCGCGCTCTGGGCGGCAGGCAGCCAGCTACTACGGGTGTTGTGCATGTGATGGGTCTCCCGTTGCGGGATCAGGCGGCCACGCCTTGCGCACAGCCGGCGAAAGATCGGCTAGTCGATGTAGCCGAAGCGCCGGAGCATCGCGATGGCCTCATCGCGAGATCCGGCAAGCCTGTAAATCTCTTCGGGCATAAGCCGCGGCGTCCGCAGCCGGTAGGCCCGACCGATGGTCGCCGGAACCTGGCCGCGGGCGATGGCGCGGGCCCGCTCCGAGCGGTAGAACGCGCCGCGTGTCGTCGCCCCCTCACGGGTTGCCCGCAGTCGGCGGCCGTAGGCCGACGCGGCGTACATGCCGCGCCGCGCGTTCACGATCGACGTGATGTCCGCGCCGTCACGGATCGCCCGGGCGCCAGCAACAGTGAAGATGCGGTCCTGCTCCCGCCGCGACAGGCTGCGGAAGTAGTCGCCGGCGTTCGTCACCATCCCTGGTCTGTCCGGCAAGGCAGGACGCCCGCGTCCGCCTCGACCGCGAGCAATCAGCGTGGCCGGCATGTGGATGCAGTCACAGCGAGGATGCCTCTGAAACCCGCGGTTCCAACCGAACTCTTTGCCCGACAGGATCGCGCAGCGCGCGCAGCACGGAGCCGCCGCAATCCGGATGTAGCCCTGAATCGTGCGCCTGCCCGCAATCCCCGCGCCCACCGCTGTGCGGCCGGCGTCCGTTACCTGCGTGGCCGCCATCCGCAGCAGCTGATTGAGGCCGCGCATCATCGCGTCCACATCCGACAGCCCGGCCGCGATGCCCTGCTTCGTTGTGATGACCGGCAGATACAGCAGAGTGTCCAGAGCCCTACCGTCCGACGCATGCCCGGCGAACGTGGCCGCCCGGATACGAGCCGAACCATCCGGCTCGCCACCGTCCGCGGTCTCCACGGCATCTAGGTAGGGGTCGGCCTGGGCGGCGGCGGCCAGTTGCCCAGCCGCCACCGCATCCACCACGCCCGGCCCCACCAGGGCCTCCCACGAGCCCGTCAGGTCCCGCGAGTCCAACTCCCGCCACAACACCTGAACCCGGTTCACCGCCGAACGCGTCAGACGAGCCTGCGCCACGTAATAGGCCTCAGCCAGCTCGACGGACGACAGTCGCTCCGGCGCCGTCGTCACGACACACCCGCAGGCTCAGGAGTCGGCTCATCCTCGTCGGCGTCCTTCAGCGGCGGCTTCTGACCGGCCTCCAGAGCGGCGAAGTCCCCGGCGAGGATCCGCTTCATCGCGTCCTCCGCCGCGGCCTCGTCCTCCTCCTCCATGCGCTTGATCTGCGCCTGCGTGTACCCCATGTCTTCGCGGGTCTGACGCAACGGCACGATCTTCGCCGTGTGGAGTTTGACTGCGGCGTCCGCCTTCTGGGCGATCGTTGGAGTCGACGCGTCCCGCCAGATCGTCTCCAGCGACAGCACCCGCGGATCCCAGTCGCCATCGCGGAAGCGCAGCGCCAGACGCATAACCTGCTCCCACGCCTCGCCCCAGTCGCGCTGCTTACGCTCGGCGCGCTTCACCAGCCGGGACTCGCTCGAGCGGATCGCGTCCGCGCTCGCAGGGTTCTCGGTTGCGTAGCCCAGGAAGTGCGGAGGCAGACCCGCCAGGCTGGCCACTAGCCGGGCCAACTGGTTGATCGTGTCGTGGAAGTTCTTCAGATCCGCCTCCGAGAACTGCACGACATCCGCGCCGTCTTCCTTGCGGTTCTTCTCCGTCGCCCAGATCCGGCCGATCACCCGCGAGAACGCGCTGACACGGCGGCCCTTCTCGTCGACGAAGTCCTCCTCGCCGAACCCGAACGCCACCCGGCGGGGGGTGGCGTGGTACTCGGCAGACACCATCATGTCCGTGGCGACCTTGCAGGCTGCGTCCGAGATCGAAATCACGGCCTTCAACTCCGACACCCCGCCAGGGCACTTCAGCCGGGCTCGGTTCGCCAGCGGCACCACCGGCACCTCGCCCAGCCCGTGGGCATCCCGCACCGATTCGCCATCGTCGCCCACGTCCTCCACCCACTCGCCGGAACGGTCCTTCGTCCACCAAGAGGTGGACTCCGGCAGGTACAGCGTGGCGTGGTCAACCGGCGATTGGCCCTCGTACTCCTCGCACCAGCGCTTCACCGCCGCAGCCACCTGACCCGTGCGCGGATCATGTTCCGCGTACACGTCCAGCGGCGACTCAACCGTGATCAACGGAGTCGACGGATCATCCTCCCGGCTGCCCACGATCACGTAGCAGCGGCGCATCACCAGAGCGTCAAGGTGTCCTTGGTGGCTCTTGGCATCTAGCCGGTTCGCCTGCCAGATCCGCCACAACTCCTCATCCGCCTCCGCCTCATCCGGGAAACGGAAACCCTCCACATCGAGACGCTCCTCGATGGAGTCGGCAACCAACTGGGGCCAGTTGATGACCACCTGCCGGATCCGCTCATCCATCTCAGCCTGCAGCTCTGGCGCCAGATAGCTGAGCGGCTGCTCACCCTCGTAATACGAGTCCAGCAGCTTCAGATCCTTCTTCTCCCGGTCATGGCAGTCGATCAGATGCTTCAACCAGCCCAGCTCAGTGCGCTCCACCAGCCCACCTCGCCCTCACCGCAGGATCAACATCTTCGACTTCTTCCGGGGCTTGTTGGCGCCGGCCGCGATAGCGTCACGGCGGGCTTCCCAGGACAGGCAGCCCGCCATAGACAGGTCGATCTTTCGTGGAGAGTCGTGGCGGTCCTTCTGGATCGTCCACATCGGCTTGCCCTCGTCATCCTTCGCGCGGGCCGGCCGTTTCACCGCGTTCCCGATATGCCGAGCAAAGGCCTCGTCACCGTCGTGCGACAGCTCGGCGCCCGACATCGCCGTCCGGTACGCGCGCAGCGCGAATGCCATCTGCCGGTCCCGGTGCGTCCACCACTCAGCGACGATCTTCTCCCCGTACTTGCCCTGCCAGCGAGCTACGGCGTCCTCCCACCACGGCGGATCCGCATAGACACGGACCACCTTGTAGGTGTCGAAGGCCAGCGCCAGACAAAGGTCTACCTCGCGCTCGGGAACCTCCCAGTCCTCTGCCTCCCGCTTGTTCAGCGGCGCCTCCCACACACCGAGCGGCCACTGAAAGCCCGTCTCCAGGTGTGTGGCAACGAACCCGGTCGAGTCCTTCCACTTCGCCCCGTCGAAGCCGATCGTGATGGACTCCTTCTCCGGGACCGTGAAGTCGGGCCTGGCCAACGCCTTCCACTCGGCCTTGTCGAACGCCTTCGCCGATGCCGTGCCCGGCTGATTCAGGAAGTAGCGGCGCGCATCCGCGGGGTCCGTATCCGGCTCCCGCATATCCGACGCGATCCGCTCCAGATCCATCCACCCAGCAGCATCCCCGTACACGAACTGCAGCGCCGGCAGCAGTTGCGCATCGTCGTGGAGATCCTCGACGTGCGGCGCCTCGCGGTGGTCGAAGAGCAGGCCACCGTCGCGCACCCGGCCGGCTTTCACCGCGTTCGCGTACTCGTGCGTGGCTTCCGCGACGCTGTCCTCGCCGACTGCGTACATCGTCGACGTCTCCAGAGACCACGGCTCCGCAGCTCGCCGCTTCACCAGGTTGCGGCGCACCGTCTTGTGCATCGACTTCAGCTCGGGCAGGACGTACAGGTGCGTCTCGTCGAAGACCGCGAAGGTCTCCTTACCGCCGTCCTTGGCTGCACCGGACGACGTCGACGGGACGATCTCCCCGCCACCCTCGATAAAGATGCGGCTCGACGTCTGCGCCGACCGACCCAGATCGATCCCCGGGAACTCGTCACCCGAGTGCTCGACCAGGTGCTCGAGCATCGCGGTGACGTTGTCGTAGGTGTTCCCGGACTGGTTCTCCTCCGTCGCCAGACAGCGGATGAACGGATACACCTGCGGTCGGCCAACAGGGTCACCCTTCGCGTCCCAGCCGTCGAATCGGCACGGTCCCAGGGCCTCAAAGCACACCAGCGCGCCAGCCAGTTCACTCTTCGCGCGGCCCTTCGGCCGCGACAAGAACGCCCGGTTCACCAATCGGCGCCCTGTGACAGGGTCAAGCCGATACGCCTTGACGATGAACGCGGCCATCTCATCGTCGATGACCAAGTCCTCGCCCTGAACGTCGCCCGGCCCATGGCACAGGTAGTGCTCGATCCAGTCGATCGCGGCGAAACCCAACGAGGCGAACCTGTCCGGGTCAGCCTTCCGCCGAGCCATCGACGACCTTCAGCACTCGGTCCCGCCGTGAAGCGGCAGATCGCGACTTCGCCGCCGACCGTCGCGGAGTCCGCTCCTCGGGCTCGGCGACCGTCCAGCGCAACCTCATCCGGTCCGCGGCCGTACCACCCAGAGAAGCCTCGTTCAGGCGGATCTCCGCCAGCAGTTCCTTCCTCGGCTCCTCCCAGTACTGCTGCACCAACTCGGCCAGCATGTGCAGCCGCTGCCAGTCCGTCGGAAGAAACGTCGCCGCCTGCGGACTCGACCGCCACGTCTCGTACCAGGCCAGCGTGCGGGAGTCGTAGTCGTGCCCACCCGGCAACTCCGGGGTCGGGACTTCGGGACCGTTGGCCGGGAGAACCGTCGTCGCTACCGGGTCGGCGTTGCGCCGGCGCCGCTGAGACGGGTCCTTCGGAAGAGGGCCATTTCCTGGCATGAAGATCACCTCTGTTGTGCCGTTGCGGCATCAAGGCCGACCGCCGTTGCGGCGATCGAAAGCTACACAGAGCAACGAAGCTCAAGATCATTCAGGTTCGGTGACCCGTATACACCGCGACCGCCCTCCCCGGCGGTACCCGTGACGTTGATCATCGGGGTAACCCCCCAGGGTGATCACCACGCTCCGTGACGATCGGATGTGATCAGCGCGCCGCCGGGCAGCCGACGCCCGGGCTCGGAGACTCCCAAGCCGGCCTGCCGACCCTGGGGCGGGCACCAGCGGGCCGGAGGAGGCCATCTCATGGCACCTGCTGGTGGCTTGCCGGGTCAGACTCGATCTGCTAGGCAACCCGCAGCATGCCGCAGCGCTCGATCCAACCAAGACCATCGCTGTGAGAGCACGACAACCGCGTGTCTCCGTCGGTGTCTATCACCTTGAGCAAGACGATGGCGCCGACCACGAGCTCGCCCGCGCTGAGGCTGGCCTCGATACCCAGGCTGTCGAGGACGTCACCGATCGGGCGTGTGCTGTCGCCTGCCTCGTCTGCGTGGTCGGTCACTCGCCGGCCTCGGGCTCGGGCTGTGCTGCCGCACTGAGGTCCGGTGGTGGGACGGTGCACGGTGCCGTGCGGTCCTCGGTCAGCACCTTGTCGGGCTGGTCTGGGTCACGCTGCTTCACGCCGTCGTCGGTCAGGATGTAGGCGCGGTAATGGATGACGGGCCCGCCCTTGCCCTTCTCCACCCGGATGGGGTGGTGGTCAGGGATGTGGTCGGGGTTGAGGCCGTTGGCCTGCACCCAGTCACACAGCTGCCGCCGGTGGCGGCGAATGAGGTAGGGGGAGAACGTCACGGCCGGGATGCTGGGCTTGCCGGTGTCCTGCTTGGTCACTGGTTCCATCCTCCCGGCTGATGCTTGGCGGTCTCGCTGCTGTGGCACGGATGGCACAGGCCGCGCCCGTACTTGGGGTCGTTGGGGTCGAGGCCTTGCTCGACGAGTTCCCGCCGGCTGTGGGGGTGGTGGTCGGCGTGGGCGCTGGGCCGCTGCCTGCACACCACGCAGATCGGATCGCGGGCGAGGACTGCGGGCCGGAACCTGGTCTCGTGCTCGCGCCCGTAGCCGCGTTGCCGCGCGGTGCCGCGCTGATTCTCCGCTCTGGCCCTGCAGCCGTCGCATCGCCCGCCCTGCGTGTACTCGGGGCAGCCGGGGGTTGAGCACACTCGCCAGCCGGATCGCCTGCCCATCGCGCCTCCCGCCCGGTACCGTGTCGGCGGCTTGAACTGAGGGGGGTCGGCATGGGATTCACGCCGAGACGGAAGCGGTGGGCGCCAGCGCTCGTGGTGCTGGCGGCGATTGTGGGCCTCGGGGTATATGAGGCAGTGGCCGAGGGTGACCCGTCGTCCGGCTCGACGGACACGGTGGCGGCGGCAGACTTCGAGGTGTGGCCGTTCAGCGTGGGCTCGGGGGTCCTGCGCTGCGAGCAGGGCGCGGTGACCTTCGAGGCCGGCGGGACAGAGTACGGGGTGAACGGCACGGCGACCGGGGCCGGATATCCGGAGGTCGATCCGATCTGGCTGGACAACCCGGCGTTGGACGGCGGCCCGAAGGTGAACATCAGCGAGGTCCTGGACTACGGCCTCACGCTCTGCTGAGCAACTTCAGGTCCAGATGCCGGGCTCGCCGCTTGCCGTGCACAGGTGCCAGGCGCCTGTGGAGTCGAGGACGACGTCTCCGGCCGCCCATGTGCCGGTGGTGGGGGCGCCGGCGCTGTTCTTGAATCCAGCGAGACGGATGTTCGTCAGGCCGTTCTTCGCGCCGAGTGAGGCGATGCCGGTTGTGGGGTCGAGCGTGTGGACGGCGGCCCCGTAGAGGGCGGCCACTGATTCGAACCGTCCGGCGGCCTGGATGTTCTGCGCGTCCGCGCTGAGCCGGAAGTACGAGCGTTGTGTACCGGCGCCGACTGAGGTTCCGGACCAGTTGGAGATCAGGAAGTCGGCGCCTGCCGCTTCGAGGTCGAGGGCGCTGCCGGTGGGGCGGAAGCGGAATCCCTTGTTGGTGCCGAGGATGACGAAGTCGGTGCCGTTGATGGTGACGACACCGGTGAAGGTGGCTCCGGCCAGTGGTGCGAGGGCGGCGAGGGCGGCGGCGAGTCCGGTGATTTGGGCTTGAGTGAGGGCGACCGGGTCAGTGCCGTTCGCGGCGTGGCTGGCGGCGTGGGCGGTCGGGGTGCGTGCATCGGACAGTCGCGAGTCGTTCGATGCGGCGAAGGATGCGATCGTCGCCGTCGACAGTTGCGGGTTGGGGTAGGTGCCGGTGAGTGCACCACCGGCCGGCCCGGTCGGCGGCGTGGACTGTCCGCTGCCGCCAGGTTCGGAGACTGGGGCGAGTTGGGACAGGTCGACGGTGGCGCCGAGGGTGGACGGCAGGGCCACCCAGTAGGTGCGTCGCTGGCCGCCGGTTGGCTGTTCGTCGACTCGCCACCGCCACCCTGCGGGTTGTACGTCGATGTCATCGGTGCACAGCAGCGTGGTGGTGAATTGGCCGCCGGCGTCGAGGGTGACGCTGCCTGCGCCGCTGTAGATGGCCTTCTGCGTGGAGTCGACCAGCACTGTGGACGGCGTGAATACGACCGAGCCGGCTCGTGCTGTCCCGGCAACGGGGACGGGGAATGTTCCGGTGACCGTGATGGTGGAGGCGCCTACGGGGAACGGCACAGGCACCTCCTCCGGTGGGGTCCCGTCGCCCGTGGCGGGGGATCGGCGGGCGACGGGACGGCTACCGGCTACGGCATTTCCACCAGATGCCAGATCAGTCCTCCACCTGGCGCTGTGGCGGTGCCGCGGTAGTGGGTGCCGTCGGGGATCGGATGGCCGGTGCCGTAGACGCGGAGGTGCCGGGCCGGCAGGTCGTCGCGCTGCCACGCCCAGAACTCGACGACGCGCGGGTCCCGGCAGCCGACATGCAGTGGAGTGCTACAGCCGGTGATCTCGTGCCAGCGGTCATCGACGGGAACCTCGAAGCGGAATATCCGACCGGGCACGCTGGGCCTTCTCACGCCGCCCGCCGCGCCCGTTGCGGCATGGGCCGATAGGTCGCGGCTCGGGCTTCGATCTCGGGGAGGGCGTACATGGTTTTGTACTCGTGGCCTTGCCCGGAGAGTTGGCCGTTGCCCTGGAAGCGCTGGATCTTCCCGCGCCTGGCCCACTGCCGGATGACCGGGCCGGGAACCCCTGTGGCTTCGGTGGCTTCGTGCTCGTAGACGAGGTCGTTGGGGTACAGCTCGGTGACGTCCATGCGGCCTCCCCCGGGCATGCAAAAGGCCCCCGGCAGCAGCTGGGGGCCTAGAGGTTTGCGGGCACACGTGTCCTGCCCTGAGGGCACTGTGACATAGCGGTGATCGCCAGGTCAAGCAAGACACTGAACGGTCAAGGGTTGGCTGGCGGGTCTTCGAGCGCAAGCAACGCGGCAGCCTGCAGTTGGTCGGCGGTAGCGCCGTAGAACACGGCAGCTTCACGGGCATCGCGGGCGACTTGGGCGGCGTCCTGGTGGCCGCCCCAGCCGTGGAGGCTGATGCGGCTCGTGGCGGAGTAGTGTTCCGAGTTCTCGTAGACGGCGCACCCGGCCAGGGCCTGTGTGTAGGCGCCCAACGCGCGATTGAGGAGGGCTTGGCGCTCGTGCTCGCGCGAGCCGATGTGGCCTTCGGCTTCTAGCTGGTCCATGAGTTGCCGGGCCTGCCGGTATCCAAGGCGCAGTCGCCGCTGAAGGATCGACTGGCTCAGCCGGTCACCCAACTGGCTGGCCAGCCCTTGGGCTTCGTCGTAGATCGGATCAGACATCGGCTTCTCCCTCATGGCACAGCTGTCGCGTAGTCAGCCAGCGGCGACGCCGAGCGCGGCGATCGCGATGGCCGTGATGTGGGCGGTTTGGTCGACGTGGGCGGCGCCGCCGTGCTGGTGGCCGAGGTTGCTGATGGTGAGGGCGGATCGGGTGGAGGGGACTCCGTGGCTGATGCTGATACCCAAGGCGGATTGTCCTTTCGGGCGGGTTACAGGCTGCGGGCGTGGGCGAGTTCAGCGGCGCGTTCGAGGTAGCGCGCGGGTTGTCGGGGGTTCTGCCAGGCGTCGTTGAATGAGGGCACGGTTGCTGCGTCGGGGAAGTCCCGGCGGATGGCTTCGAGGAGCAGCACGCAGGCGTCGTCGGCGTCGGCTCGGGTGCTGGCTTCGGTGCGGATGGCTCCGATGAGGCACATGGCGCCTTGTTCGTCTCGGAGTTGGCCCCTGCACCAGCCGTCCTGTTCGAGCCGCTGCCGGGCCTGGTGGAGTAGCCCGGCGATAGGCGTGTTGTACGGGCAGGGTGCAGCGGTGGGGGTGAGTGGGAGCGGGGCCGCCTCGGGCAGCCGGATGACGTCGGCGAGGTTGAGGGGCTGGGTGTTGATGCGGGCGTCGACGGCGAGGGCGGCGAGGGCGAGGCGCTGGTCGAAGGTGAGCGGCTTCGTGGCGGTCTTGGGTGGGCTTGCTGCTGGTGCGCGGGTCGTGGTCATGTTGGGGTGCCTTCTGCGCGCATGCGCGTGGTGGGTGGAAGGGGCGCCCCTGTGTGCTGGCAGGCTGAAGGGGCGCCCCGGCTTGGCTATCGGCAGTGCTTGCAGCGGCTGATGCCGGTGATGGTCAAGTTGTCGTAGGCGACGACGCAGTCGCAGTGGGGGCAGACGAGGGCGCCGGCGCTGGCCCTGCGCATGGGCTCGTCACCGCCGCATCCGCTGCTGCCGCAGCAGGTGATGCCGTAGTTGTCGGAGGCGATGCCGGGATCAGCGAGGCGCATGCCGATCTTCGGCGTTCGGTTTTGCGTCATCGGTTTCTCCTCGGTCTGTCGGGGTGGAGGTGGAGTCCGGCTACTGCTCTTCGCCGCGCTGGCGGCGCATCTCGGCCTTGATGTCTTCCGCGGTCGCGCCGAGGTCGTAGGCGCGGCCTACCGCGCGCATGACCTGTTTCGGGTCGGTGAGGCAGTCCGGGCCGCCGTGCGCGATCACCTCGCGGGCGGCTTCCTCTACGGCCTGCTGCTGGTTCATGTCGTGTCCTTTCAATCGGTTGTCAGCCGCGGCTGGTGACGACGTCGAGCAGGGAGAGCATTGGTAGCTCCTCGACGGCGTCGAAAAACTCCGCGATCTCGTAGGGGGTCATCAGGCCGCCGTTGGCGGCGCGCCGAGCCGAATCGACGACTGCGCGGGCTCGGTCGACATCCGCATCACGCGCAGCCTGCTGATACAGGGCCGCGTAGTCAGACATGGGTCAGACGTGCCAGCCGCCGAGGGGGCGGCGCTTGCGGGGGTCGCTACCCTGGGCGACCTGCTTCTCGAGGCCGCGGAGTTCGGCTTCGTCGAGGACGCCCTCGTAGCCGTTCGGGAGGGGTCCGGCGACCTGGGGGGCGGGTCCGGCGAGGTTGCGGAGGCCCTGGGGCGGGGTGTCGTAGACGGGGCCGTAGTTCTGGCAGAACTGGACGGCGTCCATGGAGCCGGCGCTGGGGGTGTTGGTGAAGGGCCGTCGTTCGGTGAAGACGATCTCGCTGTAGGTGCGCTTGTCTTCGTAGGGGGCCAGGTTGGTGGCCATGTCGCGGACGACGTAGTAGGGGGTGTTGAGTTTGGCCTGCTTGGCGAACTTCTTGGCGTCGCCGGGCTGCCAGCACTTGGACATGGGTGATCTTCTCCGTTTCGGGTTTGTGGTGGTTTGTTCAGGTGGACATGGGATGGTTTGCCCAGGACTGCACCCCGGACGGGGGTGGACGTAGGGTGGACAGTGTCCGGACAGCGTCCGGGTGTGGTCCGGGTTGACGAGGTGGATAGTCCGGGGCATTCCGGGCACTGTCCGGGTGGCAGTCTGGGGCAAACCTCACATATTGCGAGCCGTTCAGTTACCTTCGAGGAGGCTCAACGCGTCGGCGATGTCGGCCTTCTGGTAGCCGTTCACACGGCCCACGCCCTCGATGTCGACCTTGACGGTGCCGCCAGCCCCCGCGTCGCGCAGGAGCTTGCCGAGCCGCGTCTCGGTCATGCCGCCGCCGATGATCTCTGCCATCTCCCGCACCCGCGCCACGTCCCGACCCAGCGTCGTCGTCATGGCTACAAGGCAGCCTCGCAGCGCTTCCATCTGCATGCGCTGCTCCGGCGTGTGGTTCAGCACGTTCCGGCCCGGCACGCCGTCCCGCTTCGGTCCACCAGCCGCGGAGGACAGGCTGGTGGCGTTGAGGAGGTGCTTCTCGATCGGGTCCTCCCACTGCCCAGCCAGCCGGCCCGCAGACTCGCGGATCTTCGCGGCCTTCTCCAGCAGCATGGTGATCTCGCCGCGCTCGTCCTCATCCAGGTCGAAAGAGCGGGC